CCCAACCACCTGCGCCCCATCCAATATTAGGTGTCTGAATAGCAGGACCGGCGTTAATTTGGTAAGCCGCTACAACCGCAGAACCACCTGTAGCTCCAGCCGCTACAACAGAAGTGGTAGTAATCGTGTAGGAATTGTCGCTTACTTTAGTTAGTTGATATTGTGCGTTTAATAATGAAGCATACGTTCCAGTTACCCCACTAAAGGTTACATAATCACCCGTAATTGCACCGTGAGAAGTAGCTGTAACTGTGACAGTTGTCGTGCCGTCACCTGTAAAAGGATTTGCACCTAGCGTTGTGGTTGCGCGGATAGGGGTGATGTCGTTATAAGTGCCATTTTGCTCAATGTAATACTTTAGGTTAGTACCCACACCCATTAGATTTAAGTAAGTGAGTGTGACCCAATTCCATAAAGACCGGCAAACACCAAGAAACGTATTACCAGAAATCTGTTGCCAGCCGCCTATTTTCTCAGGGGTGCCTTGGCGAAATCTAACCTTATCACTAATATACCAACCATTCTCATTGGTATACCGAGTGTTTTCTTTGTTAACTCCGGGTTTAAATAAAATCTTCTTGAGCATCGCTCACCTCATTAAGGCAGCTTCAGCAGCGCGACGTCGGGTAAGTCCCGGCAGGACTCTTCCGGCAGCTTTATTCCATTTTTGGCACTCTTCGGCTGCACCATCCCAGTCCCCCACATCAACGCGCTTCTTGAACGTGGAAACCCGATAGTTCCCTAGGCCACAATTGTAGACCCAGCTTGTCACTGCGGCAATGCGTCGTGGGAGTGCAGTTTGAATCTTGGGTGAGAGCTTGGTTATGCCTTGTACGAAATACTCAATGTGGTGGTCAAGCGCCTCTTCGCACTGCTCCATCGTCCAGATAGTTCCGGGGTTGATGTCTGGTCCGGTGGCTCCCCAACCGATTGTCCAAGGGTGTCCACGGGTTCCGGGGTCAGGGTATGCTTGGACTCGTCCATCAGGCAAACGCTTTGCTAGCCCTTCAAAGGGCTTGATCAATACATCCTTGCAAAGCTTTTTAGCCTCATTCACGACTTGTTGTACTTCTCAATGGACCTGCCAACAAACCAGAACGTCAACATCATATTGAGCATGGCAAAGTCATCTTCGTCGTAGCTCTTGGTCAGCACCTCAGCCCAGTTAGCGTTGGTTTGAAATGCAATCGTTAGGCCGGCTGCTTTAACAGCCACATACACGCCAAAAGCAATCCAAGTAAGGCCCGGACGGGTAATAGCAGTGATAAAAGACGCAAGCCAGCCAGCTTCCTTAGCAGTGGTAGCCTGTTCCTTAAATGCCTCTTTAATCGTATCCATCTGCGAAATGGAGTAGTCAACATACTTTTCCTCCATACGGAACTCGCCGCGCAGCTTTTCCAAATCCGTCTGAAGCTGGAACATACTAAGCTCGTGCTGACGCTCATTCTTCTTGTCCATAAACTTCAATATCTCAGGGGCAAGCCTGAATAAGCCACCAAATATTGACCCCATCAACCCGCCGCCAAGTAGTTCAAACATGATTACCCCTTTGCGGTAATTTGATCTGCGCCTTTTTTAACCGTCACTTTGCTACCCTCAACGTCAACCTGCATGGGTTGTTCGGCACGATCCAATTTGTCAAGACGATGTATAAGATCCTTGATGACTTCAAACTCAGGCTTTTCCTGCTTTGCAGCAGTGCCAGCAATACCGTTGAGCATTTGAATCAAAGCAGTAAGTGAAGCGCCAAGCAACCCCATCACAGCGGCGATCTTCTCTCCCTCAAGGAACAGCGATGCACCGACCCCCACGAGCACAATCATGAAAATGTAAAGCAGGCCATCTTCGCCAATCGCTTTACCAGCAACTTCTTTAGCAGAGTCTTGGGCTTTTAACTCTTCAAGCCGGATAGACGCTTGCGCCTTGAGGACTGCTAACTCGTGAGTTTTGTCATCCACTATTTATTCCTTAGCTCTTGCTCAAGCGCTTCAACCTTATCAGTTAAGTCCTTGATGGCTTGCACAAGCACCGGGATCAGCTTGCCATAGGCAGCTTCTAGCTTGTTGGGGTTTTCTGCGTACACAAGCCCCGGAATCGTAACGCCTGCATCGGTTTGCGCTTTGACTAGATCCTGAGCAATGAACCCTGTATCAGGGGCACCGACCTTGCCGCCATCGCGCATGTTCCAAGTAAAGGCTACAGGCTTAAGCTGCCTTACAAAATCAAGCCCTGCTTGGATAGGCACAACACTCGTCTTGTCCCGCGCATCGGATAGCGAAGTGATGCTTGTAACCTGACATCTTAGGGTTGTGATGTTTGAGTCGCCGAGCGTTATGACATTAGATGCTGTAGCCGATGCAGGCTGCGCGTTATATCCTATTAACGTGTTATTTGTTCCTGATGTAACCGTATTCCCTGCATCTCGGCCTACTGCCGTGTTTAACCCACCTGTTGCCCCAAATAACGCATTAGTGCCAACAGCAACACAAGATGCTGCTGTTGATACATTTGCTAGTGCGTTGGAACCGACTGCTACATTTGAAGTGCCGGTTGTAACTGCATAACCTGCATAAGCCCCCAAGGCTGTGTTTGACGTTCCAGTTGCTAATCTTAAAGCTTGAAACCCAACAGCCGTTTGGTAGCTTTGTGTCGTGTTTGCAGCTAGCGTCCCATAACCAACTGCCGTGTTGTAATTCCCCGATGTATTAGCTACAAGCGCTTGATAACCAACAGCAGTCGTGTAATCTGTTGTATTATTTATTGCGGCTTGAGCGCCAACAGCTACACAATATGATCCTGTTGTAAGGGCTTGCAACGCGCTTTCACCCAAGGCCGTATTTGAAACCCCGGTTGTAATAGCGGTCCCTGAAGAAGAACCTACGGCTGTGTTTGAGCCTCCAGTGGCTTCTCTTAAAGCGTAATAACCAACAGCCGTTTGGTTATTAGATGTCGTGTTTAAATTTAAAGCGTAATAACCAACAGCGGTGTTTTGTGTGCCTGTTGTGTTGTCTTCTAAAGAATATGCGCCTACCGCTACAGTGTTATCTGCCTGATTAGCAAATAACGCACTAAAACCTACTGCCGTATTTCCCGACCCATCACCACTGTATATTGCTCTACTTCCTAATGCCGTGTTGCTGTTGCCTGAAGTCAGCGAGGTTAACGATTGATACCCAATTGCAACATTTCTTAACCCTGATGAATTAGATGTAAGCGCACTTGAGCCAAGTGCTGTGGAATACGGCGTTGCGGAGTTTGTTATGCCTGTTAGGGGACTAGAGGGTGTGGCCCATGTGCCATCACCACGCCAGAATGTTGATGAAGACGCGCTTGTGCCGCCGTTTAAGTTTGCTACTGGAAGATTCCCGGTCACCCCTGTAGTTAACGGCAGTCCTGTACAGTTGGTCAGCGTCCCCGAAGTCGGTGTGCCTAATAAAGGGGTTACCAGCGTGGGTGAGGTTGATAAAACATTATTGCCTGATCCCGTGGAAGTTGTTACTCCCGTACCCCCAGAAGCCACCGGAAGGGCTGCGCCAAGCGTAAGTGAAGATAAGTGAGTAATCGCGTCAACAACATCAGTACCATTGTCATAAAGCACCATGACCTTGCCATTCGGCACAGCCACACCTGTCAGTCCACTGACTTTGACGGTAACTGCAAATCCGCCTGTTGTGTTGTTGTAAACAATGTAAGGCTTTTCAACCGCAGGGACGTTTAGCGTTGCTGCTCCCCCCGGTGTCCCGGTAAGGTTTAAATAAAGCGCCCTAGCATCTTGCAGATTTGTCGTATCTGTAAGTGTTAATGATTGGGAAACTGACGACATCGTTACATTGGCTTTGCCGCCAATTGCCTGTTCTATCGCAGTACCAATATTAGCGTTTGTTGGTGTGCTCCAGTTTGTAGAGCCTTCGGCTAATAACTCAAATTTAAGATCTGACCATGTGCTAGGCATATCACACCTTTAATTTAGTCGTACTACCCAAGAAGTTGTATCTTCATCCCATGAATACATCTCACCATCTGTTGGCATGGCTACTGGCGCTTCCCACTGTGCATCAGCGTTTAACGTCCAAGATGGAAACGGTTGTGGTGGAACAAACGCATCAATGTCTACTCGGTAGGTGTAGCCAATCCCTGCGTAGTTCTTACGCATGTTGCCGTTATAGCTGGTCTGCTTCCAAGTACCACCGAGAATCTTCTCAAGATGCGCTGCGCCGATGTGTTCCTTCTCAACGCCAAATGCGTCAGCCGTATCCTTGTTGTCAACCACAACAACTTGCAGCACCAGACCGTTTTCATCAATCTTTGCGAAGTGACTCATTACGCCTCCAGCTTTAATCCAGTTAAATCCATTTCTTCCCCAACGACACCGACAGGGAAGGTGTTAAACGATAGTGAGATTCTTGTGTCATCGCCTTTGACTTCAGGAACCATGTGCGTCAGTGACGATGGAAACAGAATCAGCTTGCCGACAGTCGCTTCAAACCACCATGACTCTGAGTTGTACGGGTTCCACTGCTCAGGCGGGAACTTAATCTGCTGCCAGCCATCACGGTAGAAGTAAATCTTGTCATTAGCATTGGTCTGGACATAAAACACACCTGAGATGTAGCTATTAGGATGTGCGTGTTTATGGTGGTATTGCCCTGGTTCCGAGTAGTTGCACCAGCTTTGGGTGACTCTCAGGCTGACATTGTGCTTGGGATTGACTGTGCTTTTGAAGTAATCCGACACCGCATCTTCAATGAATGAACGCAGGCTTGTCAACGCAGGATCACGGAGGACAAAGTTGTTTGTGCTTGTGGTGTTACCCATGTTGGGCCGAGTCTCAAGCTCACGGATGAAGAACAACTCCTCATCGCTCAGAGGTCTGCCAAGCTCTGCAAAGCCAACAGGAATGGGGAATAAGTTATGCAACTGCACGTTCAAATTCCTCACGGGCTATGCCCATCTCTTTTAACTGCTCGTCGGTGTAGATCGTTGGGATGCTGTCCTCAAACTCTCTGATCTTGTCAATGACCCAATACACTTCTTCAATGCTTGGGCATGGGCGTGGATCATCCCACCGAGTAAAGACATTGTTAGATATTTCCCACTTCGCGCTTGGGCGAAGCAAGTGCATGGCTGTAT